CGGTATTCAACGGGGGCTTTAATGGATAGCGAGTGCGTAACAAAAGAAATGTGCAAAGAAAAACACGAAAACTCGGGACGTGAGTTTGATTCGATCAAAGAACAGCTCAAGGAACACGAAGAAAAACTGCGGGAAGCGGACATCAGGTTCACCGAGCTTTCAGGTGACGTAAAGCATATTAAAGACCGGATTGATAACGGACTTTCAACAACGATCTGCCAGATCAAAGAAAAGATGGACGAGTTCATGCCACTGGTTCGGGAGAGTTCCGAATGGGCGGGCAGATTTAAACAGGCGGTTTATTTTGTTGCGGTGATCAGTTTTGGTGGCGGACTTGTAAGTCTTGCTTTCCATTTTGCCGCAATGATCGCAGAGAAGGTGTTCGGATGAGCTTTAAGGATTCAGTCAAAGAGGACAGCAAAAATATTTTTTTAAATACCGGACAGTTTGCGGAAGAAATTACGTATGTACCCAATGGAGAGTCGGAAAAGATTATCAGGGCGGTTGTTATTCGTTACGAACTTGCTCCGGCAGAAGAAAACATTAACCGTTCGCTGAAAAAGCAGGCAGAGGTAATGATCGCAAATGATGCGGATGAAGGCATGGCTGTGATTAATAAAAAGGATGACCGCATCAAGATCAATGACACGCAAGGGATTGAGCGTGAAGCAAGAATTGATGATGTGCTTAATAGTGATGACGGCATGTGGCATGTACTTGTGGGGTGGTAATTATGCAGTTAACAACAGAAATAGATAAAAGAGAGCTTGAGCGGGCAATTAAAATTGCGCCCCGGGTTCTTAAATTTGAGCTGGCTGATGGCATGGATCGTATTGGCAAAGGATTTTTAAAGCGGTTCAGGCAACAGCAGTTGCAGGGGCCTCCTGGTGTGCGAGGAGCGTCAGGGCACGGATTGTTTGGAACGTTTAAACGTGTGTTTCTGGTTTCCCCCACTATCGAAGGAATGGGAATACAGATTTTTACGGATTCAAAGATTGCGAAATTGCACGAGACAGGCGGAACTGTCAGGGATCCGGGCGGTGGAAGGCTTGCGGTGCCATTATCCGCAAGAACGGAGATGTTCACCCCGGGTGGCAAGCTCAGGGGTAGATACAAGCGGGTGCGTGAACTTAAAAATGTCAGACCGATGCGGTTTCATGGAAAGACGTTTCTTGCCCGGGTAACCAAAAGGGCGAAAAAGATTTTACCGCTTTACGTGCTTAAGCGTCAGGTACGCATTCAGCCGAGACTCGGCTTCTACAGAACGTGGGACGGTTTGGTGAATTACCGTATTGATATTTTAAACAAGTCCATCGAGAAAGCGTTGAGGAAGATTTAATGGAAACAGTAAGAGAAAGAATTTTACAGAATATAAAAACGACCCTTGAAGGGGTTACGGTTGCTAACGGTTACAACTTTGATTTTGAGGATAAAACCGTCCAGCGGTGGTCAATGCACGGAAACCGCATGGTGGATATGCCTATGGTTGTCATCAGTCCGGGGGATGAGGATGAATCAAGTTCCCCACACCCTTTTGAAGAATGTTTGCTGTCGGTGTTTCTCGATATCTTTTACGTCAATGACGAGAACGACACTGTTGCGACAGATACGTATTTAAACAGATTACAGGGCGATATTAAAAAAGCGATTTTACAGGATGTTACTCGTGGCGGTGAGGCAATTGATACGGATGTTTTAGGGACAACGCCTTTTGAGACAACCGAAGCCCAGCCGTATGCGGGAATAATTATGGAACTCAGGATTCGTTATCGCCATTTAAAAACGGATCCCACGGCAAAGAATTAAGAAGGAGGATTGCTATGTCAATGCTTGTAAGAAAACGCCAGCTAGCCGCAAAGACCGAATCGGTCGAAGGCAGTGCGGAGACGCTGGCCGCAGAAGATGCGGGAATATTAGTTAACTTTTCACCAAAAGCAAATTATGACCCGCAGATGTATCAGCGTGATCCTGTTCGGGCTTCCCTTACGAAGATGGGAAAACTTGCGGGTAAACGTTCAGGAGGTCTTGATTTCAGTATCGAGCTTAAAGGATCAGGTTCGTTAACAACTGAACCCGAATGGGCAAAGCTGATCAAGGCATGTGGATTTCAGTGTTCTGCTTTGAGCAAAATATCTTTCGGAGCGATTACATCGGGACCCTTTGTTCACAGCGAAACAATTACAGGTGACACATCAGGAGCGACCGGTCGTGTTGTGATAAGTACGGCTGATGGTACGACAACGCTTTATTTTGTGCCGGTAAGCGGGACGTTTGAGAGCGGTGATCTTATTACCGGGAGCAAATCAGGAGCTTCGGTCACCGCTTCAGGTGATCCAGCGGATGCCGGGTTTGAAGTTAAGCCGGTCAGCAGTGGAATTGATTCATTAACAATGGGTTTGTACGAGGATGGTGTCCGTAAGGTCATGAAAGGTTGCCGAGGAACGGTGAAGTTCAGTTTCAAGATCGGCGAACCGGCAATGCTTGATTTCAGTTTCAAAGGTGTTGAGTCAGGCGTGGCAGATGTTGCGATGCTTACCGGAATTGATTTTGACAGCACTATACCGCCGGTGCTTTTAAACGCAGTCATGTCATGTGACGGTGTATCGCTTAATGTGGGCGAGCTTGAAATTGATGTGTCCAACACTCTTGCTTCAAAAGACAAGATCGATGACGCAAAAGGTGTTCTGTCGTACATAATCACCGGACGGGATATGCAGGGATCGTTTAATCCGGAAATGGTGCCGGTAGCAACACACGATTTCTTCAATAAATGGTTTAACAATACGCCTATGGTGCTTGATCTGGCTTACGGCGAGACCGAAGGCAACAAGTTCAGGGTTTATGCGCCGGGCATTGTGTACAACAAAATTGATGACGGAGACCGTGACGGTATTCAGCTTGCGCAGACTTCGTTTGACTTAACAGGCTCTATGGATCCGGGTGATGACGAGCTGGCACTATTACTTTTATAAAAACAGGAGGTATTGAAAATGTTAACAGGTATTGATGTGAATTCGACCCGCAAATATGTTTCAAAAATGGATCCGGATAAAGAGAATCCGACTGTGTTTCATATCGGCTTGCTGGATCCGGTATTAAGGGCAGAGGTTGATGATGAGAGCAGTTCTTATGAGATGAGTTCAACGAATCCCAATGATAAGGCGAAGGTTCGTTTGAACTGGAACAAGCGACAGATCATGGCGATCAAGTTTGGATTAAAGGGTATGGATAATTTTCTCGATCCGCAAACAAGCAAACCGGTGGATTTAAAGTTCGAGACGATTCATTATGCGGGCAAAATGCGCAATGTTTTGCCGGACAGGATCATTGCGATGTTTCCCAATGAATTGCGTCAGGAACTGGCGGAAGTGATTTTGAATGAATCCAAGCTCACGGAGGAAGAAGAAAAAAACTGATTCTGGCAGTTCATCTGGGCGACCTCACCGTGAACTGCCACAGCTGTCTGAAAGGGAGAAAAATTCGATGTGAGTATGAAGTGCCGGGTCAGGAGATCTGGGAGATTAACGGTCAGCAGTACAGAGGATGCCCTTTTAAAATCGTGACACGCCAGTCAGCGAATTTTTTAAGGGCATTTCAGTTTTACAGGAACGGCTATCTTCCCAACACCGGCGGATGGATTGATCAGTCAGCCAAACTGATCGATGCATTTGAGGTCATTGAGAAAGAACTTCATTCCATTGAAATTGAGCTTGAGAAAAGAAGGAACCGATTTAAACGATGACAAATAAACAGTTATCCATAATTTTAAAAATGCGAGATGAAGCCTCAAAGCGCCTGGAAGGCGTAAGAGGTAACTTGCAGAGGTTTGCCAATTCGTGGAAGAAGAACTGGCTTGCGATCACTGCGTCCGTGACGGCCGCAATCATGGCGTTGCGTAAAGCGTGGGATTTGATGGAACTGGGAGCTAAGGCGAAACAGATCGAGGACAGTTTCGGACGTATGGCTGAGAGTGTCGGTATAAACGCAATGCAAATGCAAAAAGCCATTATGGAGGCTTCAGGAGCGACTGTTAATTTTTCAAATGTTGCGGATAAAGTTTCGGCGTTGATGGCGCAGGGGCTCAACATGGATCAGGTTACTGCCCTCATGCGTCAGGCACGTGTAGAAGCACGAATATTCGGCACGACTACCGAAGAAGCCTTTCAAAATATTTCAAGTGCCGTAACCGGAGGTCTGGTTACGACATTAAGGCGTACTTACGGTTTACAGCTTTCTTTAAAACAAGCCGCTGAAGAATTCGCACAGGCAACCGGTAAAAGTGCGGATGAGGTCAAGAAGTATCACATGGCACAGGCTCTTGCGAATCACATCCTCGATCAGAGTAAATCTCACCTTGAAGCGGTTAATCTTGAGATCACCAGCAACTATGAAAAGGTTCAGATGTTAAAAGCCCGCTGGACGGATTTTGCCGAGAAAACAGGTCAGGTTCTCTGGCATGTTCTCGGATTTTTGCAGGGCTTCGTGAATCATCTGGTGACAGGAATATTCACGCTTCTTGAGTACGGTTCTATTGCGGTTAAAGGATTTATTCAGGGGATAACAACGGCGCTTAACGGCTTATTGCGTTTCGGAACGGATTTTCTGCAAAAGCTGATGGTTCCGCTGATCAAGTTTTATGAATTGCTCGGTAAACTGCCCGGCAGTGTCGGTAATACCTACAGACAGGCCGCACTTGAGGTGGAGCGGTTTTCGCAATCGCTTGAGGACAGAACGGTTCAGTTTAATATCGACGGTTTAACGCAGGGTCTGGAAGAAGCCCGGATTGCGTTTAATCTTGCGGCTGAGGAAAGCGCACAGGAAGCGTTGAAACAGTATGAACTTGTTTTTGCGAAGGTTCAGGATACCGGTGACAACACAGCAGAGATTCTCAAGAATGTTGCCCGCCAGAGCAATGAAAATGCAGAGGAAGTGGTTGAACAGTACAGCAAGATTGATGCGAAAGCAAAAGAGACGGCAGATAAAACAGCGCAAATATTTCAGAATGCGGCACGCCGTGTCGGGATCAGTTCGGACGAAGCCTTGCGTCATTACAACATTATCTTTGAAAAGATTCAGGAGACCGGCGGTAAGACTGCGGAAGTTTTAAAAACGGTTATCAATCAGGTTGAAGTTGGGGCGAAAAATACCGCTGAGCAGTTTAATGCGATGCAGGAATTTGCCAAGCAGTCAGCCCGCAATATGCAAAACGCATTTTCACAGTTTTTCTTTAAAGCGTTTACCGGAGAGCTTCGCAGTATCAAAGAAGTGTTTGCGGACTTCGGGCGTGCGGTGTTGCAGATGATCTCAAACATACTGGCAAGGCTTCTTTTGATGAAGATGTTTACAGCAATGGCTGGACCTAGCGGGCAGATATTTGGTGTGGCGGTCGGTAGTTTATTTCATCAGGGAGGCATGATCACTCGTGGACACAGAGGATTTATAAAAGCGCACAGCGGTCTTGCCCCGGATGAAGTGCCGATTATCGCACAGACCGGTGAAGGAGTGCTGTCACGGCGTGGCATGCGTGCGCTGGGAGGGTCGGACAATTTGCGTGCGTTAAACCGTGGTGAATCAGCTCGTGGTGAAGGAGTAACGATTAATGTCAATCAGGTTATTCAGGCGTGGGACGCACAGGACGTGTGGCGTAATCGCAAGATGTTATCAAACGCCATTGCTGATGATATTTACAATAACGGCAAGATCAGGTCGGTTATCAGGAGTTACGCATGAGTGATTTTAATGTGTTGCCGGACTTTGTTTTTGAGGAAACGCTGGAATATAAGACGCTTGTTTCAGAGTTTGAAAACGGCGTTGAACAGCGCAGGCGTAAATGGGCGGATCCTGCAAGTAAATGGACGCTCAGATTTAACAACCGCATAAAAGCGGATATGGAAACGGTGCGGGATTTTTTCAAGAGCAAGTACGGTTCGTTTATGGTCTTTACGTGGACGAATCCTAATGATTCGGTTGAGTATAACGTCCGCTTTGTGGAGGACAGTTTTAAATTCTCAATGAAAGCGCACGAGGTATACGACTTTGAATTTGAGTTTATTGAGGTGAAGTAATGCCCAGAAATATTGACGCAACATTTAGAGCCGAGAAAGCCAAGAGAGAAAACGCACCGCTTTTTCTTTACACGCTTAAAGAGTACGACGGTGTGAATGATCTTAATCTGGCGGGCTTTGATCAGGAGGTGACTTTTAACGGAACCGTGTATTCAAAGTTTCCTGTCACGCATGAGTATATCGGTGAGAACAATCAGGGTCAGATCGATCAAGTTAAGGTCAGGCTCGGCAATGTATCACGGCTTATTCAGTCGTATCTGGAGCAGTACGATTTTCGGGGAAAGAAAGTCATCATCCGTATGGTCTGGGCTGATCAATTATCCGATCCGGACGCTTATATCGATGATGTGTTTTTTATTGATAGTTACACGGCGGATCAGAGTAATGTCGAGTTCACGCTTACAAGCAAGTTTGATGTTCTCGGCGTTGATCTTCCGTCACGCAGGTATTCACGCAATTACTGCGCATGGAAATTTAAGTCCGCAGAGTGCGGGTATTCAGGAGGAGAAGCGGTATGCAACAAGACAAAACAGCGTTGCAAACAACTCGGGAATTACAGCCGGTTCGGGGCGTTTCCGTCTGTACCGACAACACGAATTTACGTGATGTAGAGCGGTTCATAATCGATAAGTATCTCGGTATTCCCTACCGTCATAGAGGACGCACGATGGACGGTTTGGATTGTTGGGGCTTCTTGAAATTGGTTTATGCGGATCTGGGTTTCACACTGTTTGATATTGAGGACTTGCAGTACAGCAAGGTCTGGGGGCTTAAAGGAAGGGATTATTTTAAAGAGAATTATGCAAACGACTGGATAAGGGTTGATGATCCCGAACCGCTTGACGGCATTCTTTTTGTTAATTCACGAGGGATCGCCAATCATGCGGGTGTGGTTTTAGAGAACAGGCGGTTTATTCACTGTTGCCGTCAGGGTGTGATCGTATCACGGCTTGATGATGTTTCTTGGAAGCAGAAAACAGAAGGGTTTTACAGGTTAAAGAAATGATCAAGGTTAGAAAAATAGACAATCCGTTTCAGACCGATCAGGCAGAGATTAAAGACTTTGCTTTTTCAAGAAGCAAGACACTGCGTGATTATCTGAACGAATCGGGTTTTGATTACGCTGACCGGCGTGTCATTGTTACCGGCAAGACGGTTGATGATCTGGACGTGCGTCTTGATGAGGGTGATGAGGTTACGGTTATTCCTGAAGTCGAAGCTCCGGTTGTGGCGGTTGTTTCAGCGATTGTTTCAGCGGTCTGGGCGTATGCGGTGGCGCATCCGTTCTTGTTCACCTTCTTTGTGTTATCCATGGCGTATTCGATTTATCAGTATATGAATCAGCCGAAGATGCCGGACTTCAATTTAGGATCAAGCGGTATGGATGAAGGATCGCCGACCTACGGCTGGGATGGTGTGCAGACCATTCAGGAAGTAG